GACTCGCGAACACGTTCGCATTTACAAATGCGGCATCCCGCGCAGTCTCCGCAGCAGTACGAGCCGTCGAGGCCGCAGTGGCTTGTGTGGTGGCAATCGTTGCCTGTGCTGTGGCTGTAGAAGCCTGTGTCGTTGCCGTTGCGGCTTGGGTAGTTGCAATGCCCGCCTGAGTGGTAGCTGTTGAAGCCGAAGCCACGGAAGTGGATTCGTAATTGATCCAAGCTGAACCGCTCCACACAAACATTTGCGCCGACGCGGTGTTCCAGTAGATCGCGCCAACAAGTAGTGCGTTTCCGTCATTGTCTAACGTCGGGGCTGTGGCCTTTGCGCCGAGATAGCGATCATCAAAACTGTCATAAGATGCCGCCGCCGCATTGGCCGAAGCCAGCGCCTCCGCTGCCTTAGTCGTGGAAATGCCTGCCTGTGTTATTGCCGTTGCAGCATGGGCCGACGCCGCAGCGACCTGCGCGTCAACCGCTATCGCCGTGCCGGAAAGGTATGGAAGCTCTGACCATTTAAGAGTGCCGTTGCCGCACTTGGCGCGTACGTCACCGACGCCAATCCGCTCGACGGCAATCTCACCTTCTTTCAGAACGATGTCGTTAGCAGTCCACTCTGCGGTTGTTCCAACCAGCTGGCGCATACGAGCGAATGAGTCAACCACGGGAACACTCCTTTAAGCGGTTAAGCCGGGATAACCAGCTTTGATTTGATCGATTGCAATGCCGGTGTCAGTCTCGGCAGAGATTACATCAGGGGTGGACGGGCTCCCTGGACGCCCGCCAAAAATGACATCGCCGGTCGGCGTGAAAAGGTCTTCCGGCAGGGTCGCAACACCCATCTCTGCGGACACAAAGACGCGGTAGAGATTGACGCCTGCCGCTTCGATGTTGATGTCACTGGTGTAGCGGATATAATGGCGCATTGGTGCGCCGGATCGAATGCCGGTATAGTCAGTGACAATGAATTCGTAGTGCCAATTGTAGCCATTTTCGTTCGCCCACGACTGCCAGCCCCACAGCTGCGGCCCGGTCAGCACATAGGACAGAGACAAGCTCCGCATTTCGCGCTTGGTCTTACGGCGCTGGCGAGAGCGGCCATTCTCAAACGTAGTTGCGCCGAGGCCATACGAAAGCGTGACTGCTGACCCTGCGACTGTGGCGCTGGGCAGAGTAGACGGGTAATCCATGACTGTCCCTAGATCAGTTGCGCGGCCATAGACGGCGCGGCCTCTGCGGTGAAGTTGATCTGCATCAGGTCGGTGCCTATGATCGAAGCCTGAATTTCGGAGGTAATGCGGATCAATGTTGGCGTGACGTTTGCCGGAACCTTGCCAGCATACATTCCGCCGAGGTTCATATAGAACCAGCCCTTGCCGTTGGCTTCCATCCAGACGCGCCAATCGTTCCAAGCGCGGCCCGTCATCACGAATTGCAGCCTAAACTCTTGAGGCATATTTGCAAAGACGCGGCGCTGGGCTTGCTGGTTCGGTTCTTCGGAACGGATGACGCCCGCCGAGACAGTGATGCCGAACCCGTCAACCGTTGGTTTGGGCAGCGTGCTGGGATAGGTTGCTGGCATATCAAGCGACCATGTATGTCATTGCGCCCGTGAATATTGACGGCGCATAGTTCACGGCATCAACCGTTACAGTGTTCTCACCGGTCGGCGTGGTCGATGTCACGATGAAGTCGCGGACCAGCGTGGTTGATGAGCCAAACGCGAAAGAGGTGTATTCGTAATCGTTATCAACGTTGATGGTCGTGGGCGAGGCAGACGGCAGCACGATCAGGTTGGGCGCTGCGCCCTGTGTGACGGTGATCGGGTCCGTTACCCCGCCGTCAGGCTTGCGGAGAAGGACTTGTTTTGCGCCGCCTGTCCAATCAAGGTCGTGGTCTGCCGTTAGGACCAGCCCAGACACGCCGATGATAAGGCCAGAGTCACCCCACTTCGGGACGTTGTGAGAAACACCAATCCGGTCGCCGAGTTGCAACAGCAGGCCCTCCAGTTCCGTGTCGAATGTAATCGACTTCCGCTGCCCCATGCGGCGCTGCCAAGTCAGGCGGGCATACTGTGCAGCGTGGTCTGCGTTGGTAACGCCGGGGAGCGTGTATTGATCGGGGCGCAGGGATGCCGTTGGATAGCGGGTGTAGGACTGCCGGAAGTCCTTGGGGTCGATATATTCAATCTCAACGCCATCGGCTGCGCCTTCCTCATCCCACGAGTAATTAATGTTCATTGACCCGGAGACGATGTTGGCATCCGTGAAAAGCATTGACCGAACGGCCTTCACGCCGTCCTGCACCGCCGACATCACAGGGCCAACCGGGATCGGCTCGGCACCGAACGGGGTGCATATCGTCCGCAGCGCCTCCCAAACCGTGATCCGCTCGGTAAAAACGTGGTTGAACTGGTAGGAACCCCACTTCGTATGAAGTGCATTTAGCGCCGCCGTGTCGAGTTCGCTTGTCGATCTACCCGCGCCGTAGCTCGTATTGCAATACACGTCCGCGAAGGCATAGGCCCCGCTGGTTGTCACGACCTGAGTGCCACCACCGGGCGGCGGCAGTCTGCGATTGGCGCGGACACGAATGCGAACGGAAGCATCGTTACCCATGCCCTGCGAAGCCTTAACCCGCACAGCAAGAAGCGTTACGTCACCATAAGCGGAGCCTGTCGGATAGTCTGCGAACAACTTTAAGCTCGACCATATAAATCTGTCGGTGCCGTTTGTCGCATTTGGCGCGCCCGTGACGCGCGTGACCTTAACCGCCCATCGCTTGCTGCTTCCCGTGTCGATCTTGTAGGACCGCCTAATGGGCGATGCAATCTGAGTCTTGTTTCTCTCGTCGTTAGTTGCTCCACTGGTGGTGAAGTTTGCCATAGTCGGGCCGGTCGCAGTTTCTCCGCTGTTGGTGTTGGCTGTGACTCTGTCCGAGAAAACCGTTCCAACTGCTGCGTCGGTATCGTCAAGCTCCTGCCAGAATACATCGAACTGAGTAAGACGACCCTTGACGTTTCCGCCATCTGTCGGGTCCGTCTGCCCGCCGGGAAACACCACATCAATCTGAAAATAGCGCCCCTTCTGACCAACCTTGGCTGTCGCAAAGTATCCCGCTGTGTCGCCGTTTTTTACAAACTCTTGATTGGAGACTTCGGGCGAGGTGATGACGTTCTCATGGAACCCTCCACCCATAGCCGTTGCGATGACACCCATCGTGCTGGTGTGCTGCGCAGGCTTAAACGCCTGCCAAGTCACAACACCGGCTGGTGGCGTGTTCCAACCTGTATCGCCGAGATAGACGTTATCGATATCCACGTTACCCTGTCCGACGCAGAGTAACAGATCGAGGTATTGGATTCCGTTATAGAGTTGGTCGCTGAAAGCGCCCTGCGCCCAATCATAGAATGTATAAGGCTGCGCCACGTAGTCAGGCACCGTCAGCACGGAACCGTAAACAACCGGGACAGCGTCACCAAGTCGGGCGGCATTCTGGCCGCTCGAAACGTCATAGATTGTGACGGCGCTGGATTTCTTGCCAGACGGCTCTTTAGGCTGAAAGAAATAATTGAACGCTAGCGAAGCGCCCGCAAGGATTGCACCGATAGCAAGCTGGATGAGGATCGCTGATAGAGTGATCGTACCCGGCTCACCGGGCATGAGCGCAATTGCCGCGACATCATCCGGCCCCACCCGGTAGTCGAGATCATCTAGCGGCTTTTCTTCGCCGTTGATGTAGAACCGGCACGGCATCCCGAAGCCAGCCGGGTGGTGCGCCTGAAGCCAATCAATGACGGGCATGCCATCGGCGAGCGGGTGGACCTCTCGCGTGTGCGGGGCCAGCGGATTCTTTAGGAGGACTAGCGATGCCACCGATAGAACTCCGTCTTTGGATAGAAGGTAAGGAAGCGCGGGATAGAATGCCACGCCGAGCCGAAAGCCTTGGAAGCGTGGAGCACGCCGCCCGCCGCCACCACTCCAACGTGATGGGGCCTCGTCGCACTTCCCACCACGGCAATATCGAAATCTTGCGGCGTTTCTTCCGGCCAGTTGACCCTGGCCGACCGGCCCCCAGCCACCTCCCCCGCCAGAGCCGCAGAGATGGCCCGTGAGGCCCCTTGATGACCGGGTGTGGGTTGATACCAATCCGGCAGCTCAACGCCACGCACGCCCCGGAATACCTCTGCGACGAGGCCATAGCAGTCAAAGGCATCCGGCCCACGCGCGCCCTCGCGGTAAGGTAGCCCGACGAAATCATCTAGCGTCATCGACGGAGCCCAGGGAATAGATCGTATTTATAGAAGTTGTAAGGGAACGCCCGGTTCAGAACGTCCATCCGGGTGGCCGTGGCAGACACCGCGTCGCGTGTCATCTGCACTCCGGTGATGATAAGCGTAAGGGGCGGCGTGTTCTGCGGGGCGGTGTTGGCTTGGTCGAGATAGACGCGATAAACGCAGCGCACAGGCTCGGACGGAGCAGCAATGGCGGCTTCAAGAGGATCGACCAACTCTCTGCCGATGTTGGCGAGGGTCAGTGCCATGTCCTGGTTTCCCTTGCCGTCTGACTGAGGCAGCACGATTCTGAACGGCATTACCGTGAACGTGACCGTGGCAGTCGTTTCCAACTGGAATGTCCAAGGCTGGTTGTCATTTGTCAGGTAGAAGGTAGATGGGAACAGCGAATGGGCGAATGAAAGTGTTTCGATATAACGCTGCGTGACCGGAGCCGAAGCGTATATTTCCTTGAGAGCGGCGCTGATAGCCATTATCGGCCAGCCCTGCGAAGTCCGTAACCACGGGCCATCGCACTGTCGATCTTGTTTCCGCCGCGAAGCAACTTGTCCGCAATCATTTCCTCAACCATCACTTCAAGGCCACCGCTTGCATTCTGGCGCGTACTGACCGAGGCTGACGAATTATTGATCACGGTCACGTTCATTTGGGGCGCAGATGCACCACCCATCGGCGTGATGTTGGCGGGACCGTGAATGACCTCGGGACCAGCCTCACCAGCAATGCCCCACTTGCCAGAACCGAGATGGCCGCCGTCTGCGTAGAAGCCGCCGAACGACATCCCGCCAGCCGTGAACCCACCCATGCCACCGGCCAGCATGCTTAAAACCTTCAGGATGCTTGACTTGATTAACTGCGCGGCAAGTTGCGAGAGCTGCTGCGACACGCTCTGCGCCATGCTGGCGACAGCGTCTTTCACCGACATAGTGCCGGTAATAAGTCCTTGGATCGCATTACCCAGGCTGTCGGAGATGCTCGTGGCGAGGCTTTGGAATGCGCTCGTCAGGTTATTTGTGTCGGGAATGCCCTCTGCCATCCGATCCCATAGGGTCGAGAAGGCTTCACCAGCGCCGTAGATATCATCAATCGTGTCTTTCGGTATCTTTGGAACGATTGAAGACGCCTGCTTCGTCGGCTGCGGGAGAATGGGCGCGTCTTTTGTCTGCACCGGGGGTGGCGGCCCCTGGGCCTCTTTCCCGCCGTTGATGTTGATCTCAACAGGGGCTGGATCAACTAGCCCGAGGTAGCGCAAACCCTCAGTGAGAAGTTCAATCTCTTTTCGTGTTGACTCAATGAACGGCTTCAACTCAGCAAAGAACGCAATCGTATTTTCAACCCACGCCTTGACTGGTGCGCCCGTCTTGGCGAGGTCAATGAAATACTGTGTCAGCTTAACGAGTTCCGGCAGGATCGGCGCAAGGGCTTCCTGTAACAGCCCATTGAAAGCGGTCTGCAAGCGGGTGATGTTGTCGTTGAACTCTTGCGCGCGGGCCGTCGCTTCCGGCGTAACAACGCCGCCAAACTGTTGCAATTCCCTGCCCGCACTGGCGATGGCTTCGCGCCCGCCATTGAGAAGCGGGATCAACTCTGCACCGGACTTTCCGAACAGCGCAATAGCCAGCGCCGTTTTCCCGGCACCGTCGCGCATCACCGAGAACTCCTCGGCAATGTCGGAAACGATTTGCGTGGTCGGAAGCAGCTTGCCTTGCGCGTCGGTTGCGGACACGCCTATGGCCTGCAATGCCAGACCAGCGTTT